CTACAATGCACTCTTACAAGAGGGAGTTGCAAAGGAGTGTGCGAGATTTGTTCTCCCACTAGCAACACCTACAAGAATATACATGACTGGTTCTGTCAGATCATGGGTTCATTATATTGATTTACGTTCTGCACATGGAACACAGAAAGAACATATGGACGTTGTAGCAGAAATTCGTAAGATTTTTTCTGAACAATTTCCTACTGTTGCAGAAGCTCTAGATTGGGCTAAATAACTATCCCTTGTAAAGTTTTATGGCTACCTATCCTGTTATTAATAAAGAAACTGGTGAACAAAAAGAAGTGTCTATGAGCGTTCATGATTGGGATCAGTGGAAGACTGACAATCCTGATTGGCAACGGTATTTCACTCCCGAAAATTCTCCAAGTTTAGGTGTTGAGGTTGGTGAGTGGAGAGATAAACTTGTTAATAAGAATCCTGGATGGGGAGAAGTCCTCAAGAAAGCTGACAAATCTGGAGGTATCTCTGGACGGTTAGCTAAAAAAGGTTCTTACGAATCTCAAACTCAATCTGCCTTTGATGTTGACTAATTATGCCACGTAAAAAGAAATCCGATCAACCTATTGGGGTAGGTTTAAGTATGTCGGCCAAGCAGATGAAAAGAAAGAAACCAATTAATACTGATATGATGAGGGACATTGAACCCCTCACGGAAAATCAGAAAAAATTATTTGATTCTTATAGTAAAGGAAAGAATCTTGTTGCTTATGGTTGTGCTGGTACAGGTAAGACTTTTATTACTCTGTATAATGCTCTTCAAGAAGCTCTTGATCCAACCACTCCTTACGATAAGATTTACATTGTAAGATCATTAGTAGCAACTAGGGAGATAGGATTTCTTCCTGGTGATCATGAAGATAAGTCTACTCTCTATCAGATTCCATACAAGAGTATGGTGAAGTATATGTTTGAGTTACCTACTGAAGCAGACTTCCAAATGCTTTATGGTAATCTTAAAACTCAAGGAACAATTGACTTTTGGAGCACCTCATTCTTAAGAGGAACCACACTTGATAAAGCAATTATTATAGTGGATGAATTCCAGAACTTGAATTATCATGAACTTGATAGTATAATGACAAGGGTAGGAGAGAGTTCCAAGATCATGTTCTGTGGTGATGCAACTCAAACTGACTTACTTAAACAGAATGAACGTAATGGTATCCATGATTTCATGAGAGTCCTTCGTATCATGCCTTCTGTTGATATAGTAGAATTCGGGGTTGAGGACATTGTTCGCTCTGGATTAGTTAAAGAATACATTCTTGCTAAATTGGAACTTAATTTATGACCTTTACTTATTGTAATTATCTCGGTGATCTTGAATTAAAAAAGAAAGAAACTCCTGGTTGTAGACTCTATGAGTTGCCTGATGGTCAGTGGGTTCCTTCTATCACGTCAGTAACTTCCTTCTATAATAGGCAGATCTTTATTGACTGGCGTAAGAGAGTTGGTATAGAAGAAGCAAATCGTATCACAAAGAAAGCAACTACTCGTGGAACTGATTTCCATGAAGCAGTTGAAGTGTATATGAGAAACAATGAAATAGATTGGAAGGATTTCCAACCTGCAACTCAGTTTATGTTTCATCATGCTAAGCCATATCTAGATAAGATAAATAACATACATGCTATAGAAAGAACTCTTTACTCAGAATACTTAGGTCTTGCGGGTAGAGTTGATTGTATAGCGGAATATGAAGGCGAGTTAGCAGTCATAGATTTTAAAACATCTGGAAAGATTAAACCTGAGAAGTGGTTGGAGAACTACTTTGTTCAGGAAACTTTTTACGCTGCTGCTTACTACGAACTAACTGAAATCCCTGTTAAAAAACTAATCACTATCATGGTAACACCTGGTGGTGAGGTAAAAGTATTTGACAAAAGAAACAAAGGGGATTATATTAAACTTCTAGTTCGCTATATTAAAGAATTTGTATCTAACAATACTGGGACAGATGATGCCAAAGAATGAATTAGAAAAAGTATTACAAACTAAATTTTTCTGTCCAGCAAGGTTTGCACAGGAGATAGAAAGTCTTGTTCAAGTTAATTCAAACATGAACTACATTGATGCCATTGTGTATTTCTGTGATCAGAATAGCATTGATGTTGAGTCAGTTCCTAAATTAATATCTAAACCGCTTAAGGAAAAACTTAAGTATGAAGCACAGGAATTAAACTTCTTAAAGAGAAGTTCGAGAGCAAAATTACCAGTGTGAAATGGTGGCCTTTGACGCATATCGTTGTTATCTCTCTTTAAAAAATCATTTTACTAAAGACCATTACGATTATATAAAGTATCGTGGTAAGACAAGAGCAACACACCAAGCCTTCTATAAGAGAAAGGATAGGTTTTGGTTTGAGAAATTTGCAAGACAGAAGAATGATAAAGAAGTAGAAGAGTTTTTCGTATCTAATTTTGTAAGCACCACAGATCCTGCTACGATGTGGATTGGTGATATGATAAAGAATGGAGAAGCAAGGTATGTTGATTGGAAGAAGAAGGTTCAATCACTTTCATATGTTTTTAAGGAAGAAACTAATACTTTGTTTGATGGAAGTAAGATTGATGATGTGTTTGATTGTTCTACAGGACACCCTCCTATACTGAAGAGTTATCTAGGGGGTAACACATCACTTGAAACTATGGTAATATATGATATAATATTTGAGTATGGAACAAACTTCGATAAGAAACTGAATGACCCTGTGTGGGAAACCGTCAGTCGAAAAATTAAGAAGTATAAACCGTTCCTAAATATAGATGTACCCCATTACAAAAAAATCTTAAAGGAGATAGTTATTCATGGCTCTTAGTAATGCTGATGTTCTTGCTAACTTACGAGAACAGAAAACCCAACTAGAACAAAGTTTAGAAACTAATCGCACAACATTATTAAAAGTGTTGGGTGCTATTGATGTTCTAGAACAAATTGAAGATCAGAGTGATGATGAAACACCTGCGGAGGGAGAATGAGTTTCTTTGATTCAGAAGTAGTGAGAGCAGAGATGGCAGAGGTTAGTGAACTTCAAGAAGAAGTTTACAATAACGTCTTTAAGTTTCCGTCTATGCCTAAAGAAGATAAGAAATATCATGTAGAAATACTTGAGAAACTTCTGGAGAAGCAAAGAATACTTTATACTCGTGTCAGTTTATCTGATGATCCTGAAGCAAAGAAAATGAAGGAGCAAATATTAGAAGGTGCAACCACTATGGGACTACCTGCTAATATTGATATGCAAGTATTCTTTAAGAATATGCATGAAATGGTTGAGATTATGAAACAACAGATTGACAATGATCAATTTAAGATGTAAACTGGGTATACACAAGCCAAATCTAAAACACAAATCGAATGTCATTTAACGACCTAAAAAAACAATCCTCTCTAGGATCCTTAACACAAAAACTAGTTAAGGAAGTGGAGAAGATGAACACTACTAGTGGTGGAGCAGATGAAAGACTCTGGAAACCAGAAGTAGATAAAACAGGTAACGGTTATGCTGTTATCCGTTTCTTACCAGCACCAGAGGGTGAAGACATCCCTTGGGTAAAGATGTATTCACATGCATTTCAAGGACCAGGTGGTTGGTATATTGAAAACTCTTTGACCACAACAGGTGGCAAGGATCCAGTTTCCGAATACAATCGTGAACTCTGGAACAGTGGTAATGAATCTGATAAGGATGTTGTTCGTAGACAGAAGCGTAAGCTTTCCTACTATGCAAACATCTATGTTGTAAAAGATCCTACCAATCCTCAAAATGAGGGTGGAGTATTCCTCTACAAGTTTGGTAAGAAGATCTTTGATAAAGTAATGGAAGCAATGCAACCAGAGTTTGAGGATGAGACCCCAATCAATCCTTTTGATTTCTGGCAAGGTGCAAACTTCAAGTTGAAGATCGTCAAGAAGGATGGTTACTGGAACTATGATAAGTCAGAGTTCGATACAGTATCTCCTCTACTTGAAGATGATGATGCACTAGAGGCATTATGGAAGAAGCAGTATTCTCTTGCTGCAGTCAGTGCTACAGATCAATTCAAATCATATGATGATCTGAAGAAGCGTCTTGATTATGTTCTAGGTCATAAGAAACCTGCTCGTCGTGTAGATGAAGAGGTATTCGAGGAAGACAACAATCGTGGTTCTTTCAAACCTAATTTTGAACGTAAAGAACCAGTCGCTGCTCCTGTAGCATCTGCTAGTTCAGAAGAGGATGATGCTTTAAGTTACTTCCAAAAGTTAGCTGAGGAATAATTACTTAAACAGGTTAATATTTTCTCCTTTAGACAAGGTTTTACTCACATACTGAGTAGAACCTTTTTTATATGGCATGATATCATCCATATCATCTTTTACTATATTGATATACCTTGGTTTGAGTAAGAATATATTTCTCTTTGCGTCTTCAATTTTAGATTCATATTCATAATTGGTTA